AGCCGACTTGCGCTTGGATGGGGTGTTAGCGACCACCCCCTTCATGCCGTTGTCCATTACTTGCGCTTGGCCTTACGCTGAACGGAATACGCAATCGCCACGGCTTGCTTTGTCGGCTTGCCGGATTTGACCTCGGCCTTGACGTTCTTGCGGAAAGCAGCCTTGGACGCGGACTTTACGAGGGGCATATCAGGCTCCCAACCATGAATTGTGAAGGCCGTTAGGGCCGTCGTAGACGCTCACACGGCGGTCTTTGACGCGGGCCTCCCGATGGGCCACCGGATAGGCGAAAGTACACGCCAGAGCGTCTGCGGCGTCTGGAGAGGCCAATCCGCGTGATTTCATGTCCTTCTTGCTTTCCAACTGAATCGACCCCGACGAATTGGGTTTCTGGTTAGGCCCGATCAGGTCTGATTTCAGTTGGCGGTCTTGCGGGATAGAAGCGGTTTGCAGCCACTCACGCATAGAACCCCAGAGTTCTGCGCGTTTATTCGCATACATCTGCGGGGTTTTTGACTTCCAACCGAAATTGACGCCCCGAACGACCTTATACCGTTGCTCTTTCAAGCGGTCAAGGATGCCGTATCCAAGGCCGCCTTCGTCTAAGACCACCAGCGTCGGTTGGAACTCTTCGATGGCGTCAATAACGCGACCCACAGTAGCCATTGTATCCTCGCCCTGATAGCGACGAATCGCCACCAGATCGCGACCTTGACGAACCACGATAACCGTCGAGTCGGCTCCGGAGCGGGCGGGATCGACGCCGATGACTCGGGGAGCGGTTTCATCCTTGTATTTGGGGGTGGACATAGCGTGTTCGACCACGTGGGGCGAGATGAATTGATCGCCGTCATCTGTGGGGAAGTGTCCGTAGACTTCGACCTTGGCTTGGGTGGAGTCGGGGCCGTATTCGGCGATGATTTGCTCGTAGACCGCTTTGTCGGTGTCTTCGACTTCGCGGGCGTCGATGTTTTGCGTGAACCAGAACGCTCTTTTGGCATGGAAAGCCTCGAAAAAGTAGCCCGCATTGCGCCGGGGGTTGGAAAACGCGCACCAGAAGCGATTCGGGGTATTTTCTGTAAAAAATCCTGAAGTGACCGACCAGATAGCGTCAGGAATGCCCGATGCTTCGTCAAAAATGACCATCACGCCCGCCTGGTTGTGGACGCCAGCGTAGGAATCGGGGTTTTCCTCACTCCAGAGGCGTCCTTCGACGGCCCAATAGCGTGTGCCGACCTTCAGATCGCGTTCGACGAGTTCGGCAAGCCACTTGGCGGGCATCACGCGGGTGGCAGACACCTCAAACCAATGCGAATTCATCAAAAGGGCCAGCCACTTTGTGATTTCTGCCCATGTGACCGAGCGCAGCTGGGCTTCGGAGTTGGCCGAAACGATGGTCGTAGAGCCTATCCGCGTCGAAAGCATCCACAGGATGAGCCAAGAGACGAGCGCAGATTTACCGATACCGCGTCCCGAGGCCGTAGCCATACGCAGGACTTCGTAGGCGGTCGTCTGCTTGTTCTTGGCAATGTGTGAGGCGATATGCCGCAGCACCCCACGCTGCCATTTCCTCGGCCCCTTGAAGTGTTCCAAGGGCGTACCTTGCTTACCCCAAGGGAAAACCATCAGGACAAAGGCTTCCGGGTCGTCCTTGATCTGGGGTGACCAGACCTTGGACATCAGCAACTGTTCTTCGTCAGGGCTATAGATCGGCGTCTGCATATTCGGAATGACGTTCCAGTTTGGAGTTCGGCAAGGAGTGCGTTAATGCAATCGCATTGTCCCGAGAACCGTCGGTCAATGCAGCCCCCGCATCCGACAGTACTCTGCCCTCGATGACGCGAGACTCCGCTTCTTGCAGGGCAGCGATAATGCTGATCTGCGACTTGATATCGACCTGTACCTGCGTCTTGGCCACCCACCCGTGCAGATGGGTAAGGAGCGCGAGAGCAGCCTTGCTATCGCCTTCCAGAGCCGCTCCTCGCAGCACGGTAGCCGCTTCCACTTCGCTGTCCGCACGACCCTTAGCCTCCGCTGTGGCCGCAGCAGCGTCCAGTTGTGTCAATCGACGATACTCAATGGGCAAGAGGTCAGCGGCAAATGCCAACGCATCTCCCCTCAGACCAAGTTTGGCAGCAGCGTAAATCTTCTCCAGCATCTCAGGCGACGCCTTCAACTCACGCGGTTCAAACGGAATGGATCGGAATGAGTCCATAGGGAGAGGATACGAGAGTTTGTAAAAAAATAAAAATTCCTTTCGAGGCCTTCGTAACAACACAGGGGGGTGGGGTTTGGCCCTGTACCCCCCCCTAGTCTCCTTTCCACCACAGTAGCATTTCTACCACAACCACCAGGCGGTCACACCACGGATCACGCATCCCATGTGTAGCGTAGACGCAACATGTTGCGTACATACAACACAATTGTGCCGAAATAGTCAAAACCCATAGTCAAGTACTATGGCGTAAGTCTTTGATTTTAAAGGGATAGTGTTTTCGTGTTTGGGGAAAGTACTATGCGTTAAGTTGTTGAAAGTAAAAGGATTTTATGCCTCTGTAGTCAAAAGATGCATTTTAAGCCAAGTCCATTTTGTGCTAATGATTTTTTTACACACTCCCCAAAACCCCACTATTTACTATTTACCGCCTAACTGCCTGTTTCTAATAGGGTTATTCCATAGTATCCGCGCTGTGGTCATGACTAGCGATTGCACGAACGATTGCATTGCAGTCTGTCAAACTTTCCTTGTCAGAACACAAACAAGGGTGACTCATGAAAGACCGTGCTTACGTCCAATCCCTTCGCGATGACTTCGCCGCAGACTTGCCAGAGTTTGACGCGGTAGACGACTACCACGTGCGATACCTTGCGACTACCGCTGACGATGGCCGCTATATCGTCGTCGTGTCCCGCGATAGCGACTATCCCACGCATGACGATTGGTTTTGCAGCGTCTATGCCGATGAGGACGCCTACACCAATGCCGATGCTCCGATTGTGGAGTATCGCCACGACACCCACACCATTGACGACATTCTTTCCATCTTTTCCTGATAGGTGACATATGGTTAGACCAACTGCCGCAGAACTGCTAACTGCTATTGAATCCGGCAAAACTCTTTACATTCAAACTGCAACACGTATCACTCCGATCAATGCCCGCACCGTCGCTGCATTCTCACGTGCCGGTATGCCGGTCTTGAAAGATGGTAAAGACGGTCACTTGTACATGGCGCAGGGTAGGCGATACGTTGACTGCCATTATGCTGCATTGACGATCCGTTAACCGATCAATAGGGTGACACCATGAAAGACCGCACCCGCGTTGCGATCCTGTCTGCGGCTCTAGTCGCCGTCTATCTGTTAGCGGCTTTGGTCGACCCCTGCGATGGTCATAGCTGTCCGCCTGGCGGTGACGCAAGCACGTCGTCGTTGCAGGTTGATTGACCACTAACTATTGTTTTGCCGTCCGATAACTCTATAGGTGAGCCAATGAATATCCGAAATTCGACTGATAACCAATTTGCCGAACTCATGGGCGATGCTACTGATGATGAAGCACACGTTATGCGCGAAATGCTCATCGAACTCGGCTTTGAAGATACCAACGACATACCCGACCCCATCTGGAAAAACCTTTTGATTGCAGCCATTGAAGCCAGTTACCGCTAACCGCCAAGTACTCTTTTGAACGTCCGATAACTCTACTTAATAGGTGAACTCATGAACATTACAGTTTCAGTCTCTGCTCTCCGCGCTGCTTTGACGCATTCCGCAGACAAGGATATTCGCTACTACCTTTGTGGCGTCTACCTTGATTGTCGTATTGGTCGCATCGTGGCGACTGACGGTCACCGGCTCTTTATCGGTGACGTCGACGCGCCGGCCGATATGGATTCTTTCCTCGTGTCCAATGCTGATGCGGAGCGTATCGTCAAGGCATGCGGTACGGGGCGCAACATTGTGTCCTGTAGCGTATCCTTCGGCATCACAAAAACTGACAATAAAGTCTGGATTACCGCTGAATTGCAGGATGGTTCGAAGTTTACCTTCCCGGCTTTGGAAGGCATTTTCCCGGATTACCGCCGCATCATTCCGCAGGTCGTGCAGTCTGCAACCCCTGCCGCCTATAACGGCCAGTATCTGGCCGACGCCGCAAAAGCGCTTGCGATATACCGCAATCGAGACCCCAAGAAAGCCGGAGTGTTGGTGCATCCTGCCGGGAACGATTGTGCTGTATTCACGGATGGTGAGCCGGGGGCGATGGTTCTGGTCATGCCCATGCGATTGACGCACGATGCTGCGGACAATGCACGTGCCGTCACAATGTCGCTTGAATGGTTCCGGAGCGCCTATCCTGGCGTCTCTGCTGCCGCCTAATCCGCTGGCAGCCTTAAGCCGTCCTGCCCGTGGGGACGGCTTCGGGGTGGCAATGGGCTACCAATCTAAAGGGTGATTTATGCAAACGACCACATTTGACCTGTCTGCCGACTTCATTGACGTGCGCGACATCATCGCCCGCGTTGAAGAGATGGAGGCAGAAGTTGACGCCATTGGCGAGGGCGAGCGCATCGCTGAATGGAACATGCTGACCCGTATTTTGCACGAATTGAAAGGGTATGGCGGCGATGAGGAGTGGCGCGGCGATTGGTACCCCGTGACGCTCGTTCGCTGCTGCTATTTCACCACCTACGCACGCGACTTGCTGGAAGACTGCGGCACGATTCCGCGTGACTTGCCGTCATGGGTCGAAATTGACTGGGAAGCGACAGCCCGAAACGTGCGTATTGACTACACGCCCGTAGAGATTGACGGCGCCACGTACTGGTACCGCTGACATGACGTTTCAATGTCTCGACTGCGACGAGCATTTCGACGAGCCAGGCCACAAGGTTGACCGCGAACTAGCCGATTACGGTATTGGCCGCGAATGGATCGTCGTCTGGGAGGGCGACTGCTGCCCTGTCTGCGGCCACGAGCATTTTCGCGAACTTGAGGACGGAGAGGAAATTGACACCTACCACCAATGGGACACGGAGGGATGCCACTATGGACCTTGAGCGATTGGCCGAGGACGTCGGCGCGCTCGTCATTGCCGACGAGGACGGGACGGAAGTTATCTTTACCGGCGAACAGCTGAAAGAGTTTGCCACCCGCGTGATAGATGGCGTTTCGTGGCTGGGGGTGGAGCCATGAGGCCGTTTACTAGGCTATTGGTCTGGTTGGGGTGGCGCTGGCATATCCATCGTTTCGAGGATGACACGTGGCGCCACGTGCCAAACCCAGACCCATCGACCGTCATTCGGCGAAGGGTGCAATGGTAATCCTAGCGGCAGTTATTCTCACAATAATCATCGAACTGCTCACCGACTGACTCCACCCCGGCCTAGTGCCGGGGTTTTTATTTCACGAGGGCTAGGACGGGTTCCTCCACCATCAGTCTCAATTCGGTGGCCGTCTTGCTGGCATGCTCCGGGGCGCACCAGATCGCCCGTGGCGTCATATGGTGGCGGCTGGTGCATCGGCCCCTGTCTATCCATCCGGCTGTTGAAAACGCCTGATATAGCGTCTCACGCATCTCTCTGTTAGCCGATTTGGTCGCGCCTCCGCAGGCTTGGATCACGTCCACCCAAGGGCTTGCGACCACGCCACGCGTAAACGGCCCCTCGCGGCTTTGAATCATCCGCAAAAAATGCACCTCTGACGGACTTTGAGACAGGTCAATCAGGCTCGCCTTGGCTGGGGTCATGGGCGGCGTTGCGCCAGGGTTAAAGGCCGATACGTCCCTTTGCCGGAGATAGGCGGCCACGGCGGCAAACCCACCAGAGTGATACCAGGCCCAAAGGCGCTCGCCTTCCTCATCGGACATCCGGGGGGCGGTAGACCAGACCACAAACCATCGTCGATCCTCACTCGACAAGGCAATGGGCATCCGTTCGTTGCTAAACGCCAAGACAAGCATTCGATTTAGGGCAGGGTAAGGATGCAAGCCCTTTCGATTGACCAACAGGAACTCTGGCGGGGCCGCAATTAACGGTTTGAGTTGATTTTCCAAGGCGCTCCGGTCGAATACGTTCGGTTGCCGCAGTTCGTTAAGGACCAACACTTCGGATTCCAGCGAGTAGCCCCATTGGCCGATCACATCGTCAGCCCTTGCGGTAGTGACATTGGTCAGGCTCTGCCCCCCAATCGACCAGAGAAAGGGAGCGTACAAGCTGTCCTTTCCCGCCCCCGGCAGACCGCAATGCAGGATGGCGTGATTTATTTTTTTATTGGGGTGCTGGACTTTATACGCCAGCACGGTTAGGACATGGTTACGTTCGATAGGGTCAGGCAGCATCCGTTCTGCGTGAGCGAGCCACGGCGTAACGTCGCCAGGGACTCCCCTAGGGCGAGCATCGCGCCAGCGGTTCGCGTAGACGCCCCCGTCGGACTTCTCGCACAAGATGCCTTCACCCGGCGCAAAAGTCAGGCCCTCTAGCACCCTCGACCCTAGAGCCGCCCTGTTCTCGTCAAAGCTCGTCGCAGCCTCGATGCGCCGCTGCTTGTTGTGGACGCTGAAACAGGGGACGCCCCGGAAGATGGCATTGAACGCTTTGCGGCTGTATTCCCTTTGCGTCTCAACGTCAAAAAACGAATCATCCGAAACGATGTAGGCGAATCGTTTGAACCAGTCGGCTGGCTGAAGCAGCGAAATGTCTTGTGGATTGGTCATGATTGCATTATCGTCCTATTGTTCACCCTAGAGATCGATGTTGCCCCGGACGTAAACCCGACCGGGGCTTTTTTTTAGCCCCTCGCACGAATGGCGACGACGCATTCAAGAGCGGTTCCTGTCTCAAGCCCTTTCCTAGAATTCCACACGTCTTCGCATGCCTTCGCACACGCCTCCCGCTCCGCTACGGCAACGAGGGCTGCATAGGTCTTCATCTGCGTGGCGGTGTAAACGCTGCCAAGTGCGCGGGACTGGAACCTGACCCCGGTCGCAATAGGTTTAGGCAGTCTCATTTACCTTCTCCCCTCGCACGAATGGCGGCGGCGCAAAAGCCCGCAATTAATGCCTCGCGGCTCGAGTTCCAAAGCGCTCTTTCTGCATCACACACCTTCGCACACGCCTCCCGCTCGGCAGTTACCGCCTGCTCAAGCATCCCGCAGAACTGCGTCGTTTTCTGCCCCTCGGCGCACTTTCGATAGCCCTGTTTGACGAGATGCTGTTTAACCAGCGCGGCGAAGTAGCGCAGTTGGTTTGGGGCGAGGGGATAGTGGAAGTCGTCGGTCGGCGGCACTTTCATTGCTTCCAGCACCAACGCTTTGAGTTCGTCGTCGCTCATGGCTTCGGCTCCCGCGCTGCGAGCATGGCGTCGGCGTAGCGGTATGCCCATTCAGCACGGTCATATGTTGCAAAGTCAGGGTTCGCCGCCAACCCCGCCAACGCCTGCCCCGCGAACCAATCGCGCAGGGTCATGCCTTGCTCTTCGTTCGCGTTCTTGTCGTCGGGAAAGTATTGAATCGTGCTCGGAAACGCCGGGCCGCCGTCGTTGATCGCGCTCATGGCTTCGGCTCCTCTGCTTCGTCCTGCAGCATCTGGTGGACCACGTCGAGCGGGCGCTTTGCCCTCTCAATCTCTGCCGCAGCACGAACGATGGCTCGGCGTGTGGCGGCGTAGGGGTCGTCGTTAAAAGCCTCAAGAATTTTGATGCCAACCGAATGCCTAATGGCGATACACCCACGACCCATATCAATTTCAAATTGCAACTTCACCGCCAACGCCAACGCATCGCCGTTGTCATGCAGGGGGTTCCAAGTTACATATTCTTCGTCGTACTCGCTCCATTGCAAGTCGCTGTACTCCATCCCCGCTGCCTTCGCTGCGAGTTCCAACAGTTCGCGGTCGGTCATGTCTTGTCCTCCCACGCCTTCACCTCGTTGATCATCCTATCAATCGCCTCGCAAATCGTGGGCCACTCGTCAACGTCTAAACGAATCTGCCTGCCGACTACGCCCGTTTGCCTGATGATCAAAAACTCTCCCCCGCCCTCGTCGGTGATCTCCACCTGCGTTGCGGATTCGTCAAAGATCGGCTTGCCATCGGGGACGACCGTCAGTTGTGTGACTCGGATTGTCATGTGTTCTCCTTTGCTTTGTTGATGGCTTCGCGCATTTGCTTCGCCGCACGTAGCGCGGTTAGTTCTCCAAGGCAGTCGTAAAAAAGTTTCTCAAGGCGCTCGTTCACCGCCTGCAACCTTCGCAGTTCGGCGGCGGCTTCGTGCACCATCGCTCCGACTGGATAGTACGAAGTGCTGTAGCGTCCATCATGGATGGTCAACCGCGCATCGGGGAGAACAGCCTCAAGCCTCTCAATCAATGGCACCTGCTTTGCTTGTTCAGTCATACTTTTTCCTCTCTTATGAGTTGGTTTATCGTTCGCACCATGCCTTCAAGGTGCGCCAATCGAATCTCGCCAATGTCAATGTTCGTTTTGACGCGCCTATCCACAACGTCGTGACACGCTGAACAGGCCCAAGCGCCGAGCAGGTCGGGCGACTTCATGCCCATACCGCTCACGCCAATCAATCGAACGTGCGCGAGTACTACGGTGGAGGGGTCGTTTGTGCATATGCCAGGGAGCCGGATCATGCAATCGCGTCCACAGGCTTCTTTCCGCAGGTTCATGCCTTGTCCCTCAACTTCTGGACGCCACGCTCACCCCAAAGCTGCCGCACCATGCCGCACAAGTGCGAGTCACCAAGGATGGCCTTGGGTTCAACCTCGCGAATCAGCGGGCCTATATAGGACTTCAACCAGTCCATGCGTTCGGCGCGCTGCGAAAAGTCGCCTACGATGATGCGGGCGAGATAGGCTTCGGCCAACTTCAGCCGTCCCAACGGGGTGCCGCGTAGTTCTTCCCACATTTTCATATTGGCCTGACTAGCCCAAGTAATGTCGCTGCTAGTGATGGTTTGGTTGATCACCGCCGTTTCCCCCGCAACAGCACCTGAACCTGGTACTTGCGCAGCGCAGGGATTTCCCCCGCCCGCACCCACTTGGCTACCGCCTGACGGCTAACGCCTAACTGCCTTGCCGCCTCTGACTGCGACCCAAATGCTTTGAGCAATGTCTTGATGTCCATGGCGCCACAATAACTCACGCAACCGGGGTTGACAAGTCCAAAGATGCCGGTATGATTGGCCTTGAGGATTGGCCTCACAGGAGATTGACATGACCGAACGACAAGAAGATCGAGACTTGCTGGAGATGGCCGAGGCGTACCAAGACGCAGCCGTCCGCACCGAACAGGCAGCATGGAACTGCCTTGCTTCCCTTGAAGAAGTGAACCGCATTGAACGCGAGACCGCCACCGCGTGGTCTAGCGGGCTGCGCGACATCATTGACGCCATCGACAAGGCTCGCGCCGAACTCGGGAGGATCAAGTGAAAGACAAAAAGCCCACAAAAAAGCGGCGGAAAAAGCAGTTGAAGTTGGATTTTTACCACGAACTGCTGACTGGCGATTGGGACATTGACGGCGACATTTTTGTTGCGCTCTACGTCTTGCTTGGGTTCTTGAATCCTGACTTCAACAAACAAGCGTTCAAGTGGCTTGATCAAAGCACAAAGGAGCAGCGTGACCGCACCGTTTACTTCGTCAACGCGATGTTGACTGCCATCTTTGACGACCCGAAAGCCAACGAAACCTTCAGATTGCGTTACGGCAACAAAATGCTGGAAATGACGAAATACAACGTCATGTTGCGCTGGAATCGGGTGCTGACGAAGCCGGAAGCCAGAAAGATGAAAAGGAACTATGTCTGTAAGGAGATATAACGTGAACCAGTCAGAATCCATCGCCGCTCTCGCAGCGGCACTTTCAAAGGCACAGGCGTCCATCACGGGCGCACTTAAGGACTCGGCTAACCCGTTCTTCAAAAGCAAATACGCCGACCTTGCGGCGTGTTGGGACGCTTGCCGCAAGCCTCTCACGGACAACGGGCTGGCCGTCATACAGACGATTGAGCCGACCGAGCATCGTGCCATGTTGGTCACGATCTTGGCGCACTCGTCGGGCGAGTGGGTGCGGTCGTACTGTCCCATCTTGACCAAGGACGACAGTCCGCAGGGCCAAGGGTCGGGCATCACCTACGCTCGCCGTTATGCCCTCGCAGCCATGGTTGGACTTGCCCAGATCGACGACGACGCCGAAGCCGCACAGGGCCGTAACAAGCCCAAGCAGGATGCCGAGGTGCTGGCGAAGATCGCCGCAGCAGCGACACAGGCTGACCTGACGGCGCTGTTTAAGTCGTTGACCCCCGAGGTACGCGAGGCCCACGTTGACCAGTTCTCGGCCCGCAAAAAGGTGCTGTCATGATTGACAGAATGTGGGCGCGGCTGGAGGCGCATCAGGACTTTGCCGACGCACGCGGATACGGCAAGGAATGGCGGGCAATGTGGTCTGAACGCGACGTAACCAATGCAATCCTAGCGGGAGCGGCGGCGAACCATCAGGCTGGAGAATGGCAGCGGTTTATGAAGGGCAATGGCCTTGCGAGTGCTGCGTCATGGGCCAAATGCCGTGCCGATGCGTTAGCCGCAACGGATGCGACCGAGTGGGCGCGTGCTGTCCTGCGCGCACAGCAAACCATCAAGCGGGCAGAGCAGGACGCAGCATTTGCTGCAATGCGAGCCATTGAATGGCTTGACCAAGCGGAGGGCAAATGAGCCTCCACTACTACGAAAGCATGACCGAGGGCGAACTTGTCGGCCACGTTATGGCCCTTGCTGACGACGCTTCGGAACTGTCGCAGGTTCTCGCACAGCGCCTACGGACACAGACCAAGCTGCGCCTTGACGCCGAAATGCGTGAGGGCCTGGCGCAGGAGCGTGTCCGCAGACTGGAACGCGAAGTGCGTGAACTCAAAACCCTGATGGAGAAGGAATAATGGAACAGAAAACCGAGGAATGGTTTGCCGCCCGATGCGGCAAGGTCACGGCCAGTCGCATTGCCGATGTCGTCGCCAAGACCAAGACCGGGTACGGGGCGAGTCGAGCTAACTACATGGCTGAACTGGTCTGTGAGCGCCTCACCGGCACACGGGCAGAGTCGTTTACCAATGCGGCGATGCAATGGGGGATTGACCAAGAACCCGCCGCACGGGCTGCGTACTCGGCCCGTACCGGCGAACTCGTGACCGAGGTGGGGTTTATCCCGCACCCGCGTATCCCGATGACAGGGGCAAGCCCTGACGGACTGGTAGGCGGGGGATGTCTTGAGATCAAGTGTCCGCAGACGGCCCAGCATATCGAGTACCTGATGACTCGGGAGGCGCCGCAGAAGTACTACTACCAGATGCAATGGCAGATAGCCTGTACCGGAGCGGCGTGGGCAGATTGGGTGTCCTACGACCCGCGTATGCCAGAAGGTTTGCAGTTGCTCATTGTCCGCATACCACGCGACGACGAGTGCATTGCGATGTTGGAAGCCGAGGTCGAGAAGTTCCTTGGCGAATTGGATGTGAAAGTCAAAGCACTTGAGGAGATGAAAAATGCCATTTGATCCGACTAACAGGGGCGCATTGTTCGCCAACGACAAGAAGGGCAATCCTGCCCGTCCTGATTACACCGGCGACTGCAACGTGGACGGGGTGGAGTTTCGCCTGTCCGCGTGGAAGAAGCAGTCCAAGGGCGGCATGGGGTATCTGTCCATATCCTTCCAGAAGAAGGAAGGGCAAGCGCCCAAGCCCGCACAGAAGGTCACCGAGGACAATTGGGGGACGGCAGACCTGAACGACGAACTGCCGCCGTTCTGATGATCAGCGAAGATCGGGCAGAGAAGGCATTGCGGTTCCTCGTTGATACCGACGAGAAATGCGCGATGGCAAAGGGTGAGGTGGAGCGGGCAGAGTTTTTTTACAAGCGCACCCGCGAAGCCGTGTTCACCCACGCAGACGGGACGGTGGCCGAGCGCCAGGCCACCGCTACCCAACACTCCAAGACCGTCGAGGCGCATGAGGAGTACGTCAAGGCTTTACAGCTCTATTCGTTTCTCAATAACAAGCGCAGTACCGAGCAGATTGTCCTTGACGTGTATCGAACCATATCAGCAAACAAGAGGATGGGTAACGTATGACACAGGTTGATGCGATTAGGGCGCATCTGGAATCCGGCAAGAGCATTACGCCGCTGGATGCGCTGCGAGACTACGGGTGCTTTCGGTTGGCCGCTAGGGTCGATGACCTGCGCCGTCAAGGGCTGTGCATTACCACCGAGTACGAGACTCGCAACGGCAAGAAGTATGCGAGTTATCGCTTGATCACGCCTCGCGTTATCCCGGACATTTTCGCATGACCCGCGACGACATCATCCGACTGGCGCGAGAGGTTTGGTCTGCTGGCGATGCTTACATTGGCCCAAGCACCGAATCACTTCAACGCTTCGCTGAACTCGTTGCCGCAGCCGAGCGGGAGGCGTGTGCCGAGTTAGCAGAGCGGATGGACTTTCATTCCACGCTGACCGGGTTTTTGGTTAGCCCGGATCAGATTGCCGACGCCATCCGTGCGAGGGGCCAATGACCGACCCCCTTGCTATCTGCCGTACCTGTTTCTGGTCGGCATATCTCACACGCACGGCAAACGAAATCTGGTGTTCCCACGCCACGCATTTCGGTTGGCACAGCATCCCGTCTTGCGAAGGCAAGGCATACAAGGTTGATGAGCGCCCTGCCTCGGCAGACGCGCCTGACCGATCCATTGATTAACGGAGGAAAAATGAAAATCTGGTCAATCCTGGCACTCGCCAGCAGCATCGCAGTCGCACAGGACTTCACAATTCTTGGCAGTTTTACCAACAACGACGGCGGTCAGATCGTGTTCACCACGGTACAGGCGCAATGCCCCGAGGGTGAGCGCATGGTCTACACCACCGAAAAAGGCGGCAAGGTCGGCGCCTACGGCTGCTGGAAGTACGCCGGTGGGCAGTTCATGGTCGTCTGGGCAGACGGTACGGTCTACTCTTATGGCATAGATGGGTTTACATTCTCGGCTGAAGCCGAAAAGGCGCTTAAACCCAACTGATGCGATACGCCAAACGCCGGGACAACAACCATCAAGACATCGCCCAAGCCCTGCGCAAAGCAGGGTTTGAGGTCATCGACTTCGGCAGCGCCGGTCACGACATACCCGACCTGCTCGCCGTAAAGCCGTTACAGGACGGCAAAGCGTACACCTGTTGGGTTGAGGTCAAGGCAAAGGGCGGACGGCTCTCTGACGGCCAGAAACGGTTTCAGGGGCTATTCCAGCCCAAGGGCGAGTGGTACGAGGGGCGCGACCCCGAAGATACGGTGGTCGCCCTGCAAACGCTTTACTTACAACGGATGAGCAAATGAACTGGAAAGAACTGAACGACGCCATCTCCTCCATGACCGAGGACGAGGTACTTACGGCCCTCAACGAGGAGATTGACGGGAAGTCTCGGTGGAGCATCGTGAACCGCCTTCATCAGCGGTTTTGCACACTTCGGACTAAACGAGAGCGGGAGCTGTTCAGACAGGCTTGCGCCGAAAAGTGTGTACAATTGGACAATGGAAAAGAAATGCGCCAAGTGCCACCAAACTAAGCCGCTAACCGAATTTCATCGGTTTTCACAATCCAAGGACGGTCACAAATCAAGTTGCAAGCCCTGCAATACTGCTGCGGCTGCAAAATGGCAGCGCGACAACAAAGACCGTTACTTGGCTCGTTATTCCAAATGGGCTAGCGAAAATCGCGACAAAACAAGAGCCGCGTCAAAGCGCTGGAACCAGCGTAACCGAGGCGTAGCGCACAAAGCTCGCGTTGCTTCAATTGGCCGCGAAAAACTTAACGAAATAAGCAGGGCATGGGCTGCTGCAAACCCGGAAAAAGCTCGCTATTGGAAATCGGCGTGGAAGAAAAACAACCCTGCTGCTGTAGCGGCTTTATCAAGCAAACGCCGAGCAGCGATGCTGAATGCGGTGCCGCTATGGGCAGACGCAAAAGCGATTGCGGCGATATATCAAGAGTGCCAAGCCAAGCCAGGCCATCACGTTGACCATATCGTTCCGTTAATTTCTAAGCGCGTTTGTGGGTTGCATTGCGAAGCCAACTTGCAAATCATTCCCGCCTCAGAAAATTACTCAAAAAACAATCGCGTTTGGCCTGACATGCCTTAACGTTTTTTGCGTTTCCAAGCCAAAAACTCTGCGCCTTCTTCTGGTTCCCAAAACACTTTTACCATGTCCGGATGATCTGGCGGCAGGTCTGGGTCAATAATTGTTACCGCGCAAGGGGATAGCGCATTATCTCTAAACCCCTTTTCCTTTGCGTAACGATCGTAAACTTTGTAGCTAGCCACTTTGATGGCATGCATTGTGATTCCATCGCTAGGGTCTTTTAGAACGCTATAAGCGCTTTCATGTTTATGACCCGCAACGTAAATATGATCTCGGGTTCCTAGCATGGCGGCTTTCATAGGGCCATGCGCGGGGTTCCAGATGCTTGATCCTGCGTGGTCATGCCTAGCATTTATTCGCACTTCACGGCCATTCGGGAATTTAAGGGCGATCCGCGCTTCGGACGACTTGTAAAGAGCTTCTTGTTGGCGAGCAATCCATTTCAATGGGTCGCCAGCCCCTGCCCATAAGTCATGGTTTCCGGCGATCATGTACAGCCACTTGCATCTTTTAATGAACCATTCAGCCAACCGCCATGCTTGAGCTGCAGAAGTGGCTTGATCTGCGTAAAGCCTTGCTAAACGACCCACCCATGCATTGGTGGTATCGCCCACGTTGGCAGCAAACAGCCCTTCCGTGGCGTTGACGAGGGCCGTATGGCGCTCAATGGCGGCGATGTCGCAGCCGTCGTCGTCTACGTGCGGGTCACCAAAGTGCAGGATGCCTACGGCGCCGGGTATCTTGACCTTGATGGGAATGAGTTTGGACGCTTCCTCATGCTCCTGCTTGTGCAGAAACTTGCGCTTGCGCTGCTCAATCAATTCCTCAATGGGAACGTCATCGTCCGGGAGGGGCGTGAACTCGTAGTCGCCGTGGTCAATGGCTGCGATGGGTTGCCGGTAGGTGGACTCTGGTACGGAATAGCCCTTTCCCCGCATCTTGTTCATGCGAGCCATCAGGGTGCGTTCGTTGATGCCTAACGCATTTGCAGCCGCTGCGCGAATCCCCTTGGCGTTCTTTAGGGCTTGCAGGATTTGTTCGTCGGTCGCCTTGAGCTGCATGGTCACTCCATCGTGGTAAGCATTTGCTGGAGCAGGTGGCCGAGTCGGTCTACCAACTGCTCGTCGTGGGAAAGGTTCTCGTAACCGGCAAGGTCAAGCATGGCGTGGACGACTTCGTGCGCCCAAACCTGCTGGCGGTATGACCCCTTGGCCGTGGACAGAATCTCAATGCGGTGGTCGTCGGGGAACCAGATGCCGACGCAGCCCTTACCGTGTTTCCACTTGGACGGCGGGACAACCTTGACCGTGATCGTATGCCCAAGCAGTTGGAACTTCTTGGGGATGCCGTCAGAGCGCATGTCGCCTCCTAGCGCATCAAATTGTCAGCAATCCGTCTCGCCCAACCCTGCCCGAAGGAATCCCATTGCCGCAGCCCTGCCATGAACTTGAGCCGAGCGCCGTTGTAGCGCGACCGGAACAGGGCGGGATTCATCGTCATTAGCGCCTGAATCGTAACCGGCCCCATGACTCCATCGTCGCGCACAAACAAAATCCGCTGCGCCCACCGGGTAGCCGTCGCCACACCGGAGTTCACCCCGGCGTCAAACAGGTCAAACCTGATTTCAGGACGCGCCTCGTCCAAGCGCATGGCATCCCAATACAGCCGTTTGTAGACCTTCTTGGCCTCGGCTAGCGGGTAGTCCCTCATATCGCCCGTATAGCCTTCCTGCCGCGCCACAGCCTCGGTGACGCCGTACCGGGTAGCCCCGCCAGGATCAGCCGAGTGGTTGCTAAAATTACCTTCGTGCTTGAGCAGCAGGTCAAACGCTTCATCGAACGTCATTGATCCACCCTTGGAGTGCGCGGAGTTTGGCTATTTCGGCGTCGCAGGACTGGGCGAGGCCGTAGAGTTCGGGGCCGATGTCTGGCCCTGCGTCAAGATTTGCTCCATCTTGGTTACCGTTGACCCCGGTGGAGGGGGCGGCACCATCAGCACCGACGGCGGGGTTATCCGGCACACTTGGGGTGACGCACAACCGGACAGGAGTACGAGGAACAGGGCGACGAGCAATATGACCCAACTCGGAGAAGTACGCATTCGCAGCATCTTCCGCACGTTGACGAGCATTCTTTTCTGCCGCCAAGAGGTTTTCGAGTTCCGCGACTTTTGGGCGAAGTTCATTTCGGCCTTGCTCCCGCAGGAAGTGTATCCCATAGGCTACACCGAGGGCGAGTCCAGCACACAGAACCGCCGTGGGTAGCCATCGCAACACCCATACCGGAATCACGCCTTGTCCTGCTTGCCGTCCAACTTGTCGAAGATTTTGCCCAGCATCTGCTTCACTTCGTCTATATCACGCTGGTAAGTCGATTGCGTGACATACGTCAGGGGCATCTTGCGAACGTCGTCGTCCAGTCGTTCAATGGAGCGGGAGATGCTTTTCAGAATCCATCCACCAAACACACCGGCCAGCCCGACCGCGATGTTGAACAGTACCTGCCAATTATCCACCTGCCTTCTCCCGCAGAGACTCCGTAGTAATTGCCCGCAACGCAAGATTGGCCATTGCCCCTGACAGCATGATGGCGGCAGCGACCTGCGGCCCCCATAACGTAGTCAGATGTGCGCCCATCAGTTCCAGACCGCCGAGAACGGCAAGCAGGACGTTGAACCACACGGTCTTGGATTTCAAAGCGCCTTTCATCATGGTTGTGGCCTCAATGCGTTACGATTTTCAGATTCAACAAGCGCGTTTGCGGTTGCTGACGCGGGGGTAGCCGTGCGGGCTACACCTCTGCCTACTTCGCGAATTGCAGCGCCCGCGCTACTGACGCGCTCCGACCGACGCATAGCCTGTTCCAAGGCGATGGCAGTTTGCTCGGGCGACAGCATATCGGTGGCGATTTCGAGCGCGACCTTGCGGTCAATCTTTCCAGCCAATCGGCGCAACAGCGCATTAGCTGTAGTGATGACAGAGTTCAGGTAATTTGGCGCGGCTACACCACCAGCGGCTTCCACAAGCACATTGCTTCCCGCCTGCGTGGCCTGCGGGCCAGCCTTGCGCGCTGCGGCGGCTTGCTCTTGGAAAGCCAGTTGCCGCTGCAAGTCTTTCTGTATGTCATCAACAATCTTGACCTGCCCCGGCTCCAGTATTTCACGCAGTTTTTCGTAGCGTGGCTGGCCGGTTGCCTTTTTGATGGTCTGCGGAGCCTCGCGTACCGCCGTGGCAAACACGCCCGGACGCTCCTCTCCTTTCGCGCCCCTAAGTTTCTTTTCCAAAAACTCGCCAATTTCCATCTGACTAATAGGCTTGCTGCGGGCAGCAAACGTTTCACGCGCAGTCTTGTACTCGGGTGATTTGCTCTCAAGCCAAGCCAAAAACTCTTTCTTTGTGCCGCCGATCTTGGATGACTCAACCTTGCCTATGCCAAAAGCAGCGGGGTCGCTAGTCATGTCATCAAGCGCCAGCTTTACGTAATGCAAGTCGCCAACCTTATACTGCTGCGGGCCAAGTCCCGGCGCAACGCTAAACGTCGCCCCTTCTTCTTCGGCCAGTTGCCGCGCACGGTCTACGGCCCTGCGCATTGATGGGCGCTCCAGCAGGCTTGCCAGCGTAGAGTCTGACGGAACGGTCTTGTTTCCGGCTTGCCCGTACAAAATCTTGGCTTCTGTTGACCTGTAGTTTTTAAGGTTTTGCAGCGTGGCTTGATTTGCGGCGTCTGTCCCGCCAATCTGCTGCAAAGCGTTGACGCGAGCAGCCTGCTGCCCCTGCTCCCTCATCAAATACTCTGACGGCAACACTTCTTCCGCGCTGCGCTGCAATGCTGCGAATCGAGTTACGCCTTGACGCGGAGGCCCACCAACAGTCGCGGGCATTCCAAGCACCGCTGCCGCCTCGCCTGCCGTGGGCATTGACCCCGGAACGATCTGCGTTTGAGAGCGAAGCGCGTTAACGACCTCCGGCGCTCGCCCTTCTGTTGCCTCTAGCAACACGTTGGCTTTAGCGCCACGCAAAGCGGTGCCGCCTGCCCGCATCAGCATTTCGCCGCCTTTTTGGGCAACGGGCAACACGCCGCTAAACCGCAATGGGTCGGTAACGCGAGAAACCGTGCCAGCAACCTGTCCGACGCGGCCAGGCAGCGCCATAGCACCCACGCCGGTCACCGTGGATACGTCTGCCGCGAACCCTATGGGATCAGTTGCGATTGTGTTTTTCAGCGCCTCAACGCTCCCGTACCGGTCACGGAAATAGCCACCTGCGTTGTTGGCTTTTTCAATAAACTCCTGCGCTTTGTCCGGTCGCGCCATCCATTCTTTAGGAATGAATCTGGCATATAGCCCGGTAAATACCTCGCCCAACCCTGTCAAGGTTTCTACGGGGTTCATGTAGGACTCAACCGTTCCCCGCGCAAATCGCTGTGCGCTTTCGGGCGCAGCAACGACAGACTCCCCGACAGTTTGCAGCCAAGATCGAGACGGAATGGGCGCAGAAACAGGCGCAGCCGATACCATCTCAAACTCTGCCATTTGGCCGTCTTTTTTGCGGCCTTTAGGAATTTCATTTACTTGACTAGGCGGCGCGCTGACCAGTTCAAACCCGGACATCGAGTTGTTTTTAGCCATGGCAGAAACCTACTTCTTTTTCTGCGGAACGCGATACACCGCGCCGTCGGGCATTACGAATTCCGTACCCGGAGGAAGCAACCTAGCCTCGTCCTTGCTCATTACTGGACGCGGCCCAACATTTGCCATTTCGATGGGGCCGTGCAAAACGGCTAATTGCTGCTTTGTTGCCTCATCCGTAAGCGGGTTAGCGGCGATTTCAGCAACACGCTGGTTATACCGATTTATCCGCTGATTGTTGTAATTTGCGTTCAACCACAAAATCTTTCTGATTGCAGGCGCGGTTAGCTTGATGTCGCCGCCAGCAATTCCTTTTGCGAACTCACGGTCAGCATCCGACAAGCCGGTTCCGGCGCCGAACGCTTTGATGATTTCAGCAACGTCCCGGCCAATTCCGCTGAAATACGTTTGCGTTTCCGTGGCGCCCGGAAGGTTAAGCGCCTTGGCAACAGCAAGACGAGCATCGCCCAACGTTCCAGAAATGAATTCAGGGCTAGAAACGAGCGGCAGCAAGGACTGGATGTTGTTGATGCTTGCCAATGCAGAAGATGCTTGTTCTCTGCTTTTTACAATTTCTTCGCCGCCGCCAGTAGCAATTGCTTTTCCAAATGCCCCAGCCCCGCCGATAACGGTTGTAGGCGCTCCAGCACGAGCAACGCGCTCTTTGCTTTGAACCACGGCTTCAGGATCGGGAACATTGGCAATCGTTGCGCCAATCTGGTTTCCAGTAAACGGATCAATCGTTGCCACGCCGCCACCGATATCGCGCACTTCGCCCTTCGGCAAAGCGGCATCGGCAGTCGTTAGCATTTGACGCTTGGTTTGGTCATTAAACACGGGGGCAAGGAAATCTATTGCCCACGGCGCACGGCTCAATACTCGGTTAGCCCATGCTTGATACCGCGCCTGATCGCCAGCGGGCAATGCTGCCAATTCTTCACGAAACTGATTCCACTCGGCAAGACGAACTTTTGCTTCGGCTTCGCGGGCTTGTGCCAGTTCCTGTGCAATTTTGGCCTGTTGCGATTGAAATGCAGGAATTTGAGCGCCAAGTCCTCTTTGTGCCATGCCGCGCATTAGTGCGTTAGGATCAACCTGACCGCCCGCGCCCATAGACTGCGCGTATAGTTCGTTCAAGGTGCGCTCTTGCTCTGCCGCTTTGATGCGCTGAAGCTGCTCCTGCTCCAGTCCTTGCCGCGCCGCGCCTAGCTCAAGGCCGCGAGCATAACTTTCCAAGAAGTTGACTGGTCGAAGTTGGGTGTCACCGACGAGTGCCATAATTCACCTCAATACCGTCGGCCAGTCACGGTAACGCCAGGAAGAATCTGATCTAGCGACTGCCTAGACAACCCATACTGCGATTGTCCGAAAGCGCCGACCATGCCGCTCAACGCCTGATTAAGCGCATTAGCGCGTCCGATGTAGCCCGACGCACGGGCCTGACCGCCCATCTGAATCGCCTGTCCTGCGCCCTGTGCGTAGTTTTGCGCAGCCCCGCCGATGGTGCTTGCAGCCGTGGGGCCGATGCCGCCGAGACCGCTGAGAGCGTTTGTCACTCTGGCCCGCTGATCCATTGCGCGGGCATAGGCGTTCTGGAATTCCTGCGAGCCCATTTCCTGCCCGTACCGCTGTGCGCCCTTGAGCATGGAACCGGAGAGCAGCCCACCACGGGCGGCGGCAGAGCGTTCAAGGGCTTTCATGCCCTCGCCAAACCGAAACCCGTAGCCGGGGTCCATCTGGACTTCGCCCATGCCGGGAGCGTTGGCGTATGCCCCGCCTTCGCCGTACAGTCCTGCGAGACGATTGAGGTTCTGCAAGCCCAACTGCCGGAAAGGCTCCTGCAATTCGACCTGCCGGTCAAACATCTCCTTTTCAAGCTGCTGCTGTGCCGCTGCGGCTCGCTCTTGCGCACTTGCCGCCTTGCTGGAGGCGCGACTTTGCGCAGCGCCGCCGAGGACGGACGACCCCGCAACGATTCCTACTGCTGGACTAGGCATTGGGAAACTCCGCTCGGTAATCCGAGAATTTCTCGCCGTATAGTGCCATTACGGTGGGGGCTTTCGCCATAGCAGACTCGTAGCCTTGGCACAACAGGACTACCAGTAAAACAATGTCGTAATACGACGCCCGCCATGCAAACGACCGTTCATCGGCCCTGCCGGTCATTTCGGCAGTATGGGAGGCTTCCCACTTCAAAATGGCCGTTGCGATGGCCGGTTGCAGGGCAGTCACGTTTGCCACGAAAAACGGGTTGGTCGGGAAGGTCATCAGGGCTTTCCAGATAGCCTCATGGGCGGTCTGTGGCCGGATCAAATCCCCGTCCACCACATCGTCAAAAAACTGCGTCAGCGCCCACAGGTCAAGCAGCCACGCGGTCGCGTCCCGAGGCAGGTCTAGCGCCTCAAAGTTCCGCAGCAGGGATTCTTCCGGCGTCACGATACCTCCCGGCCCGACGCCCGGATGTTGATAGCCGTGCCGGTCGAGGCAAGGGTAGAGATATACCCGCCGGGGGCCAGGATATGCCCTACGAGTTCGGGGAACGTATACGTCTCCGATGGGAGCAGGGTTTTGCTTTTTATAACCAGATTGTTGTTTCCGGCGGTATCCAGCGATGTCACCAGATTGATCGAGATGGTGCGCGCAGAAGTGTCGTAGTTCGTGGCGGTGAACTTGTCGATGATGGTCGATACGTTCGTCGCCGTGTACTGCGCCGTCTGCGTGGCCTCTGCGATCTTGGCCGGAATCAGGACTTTGACTTGAACTGCCATAGTGACCTCAACTGAATACGAATCGGACGCGGCCCTTGGCACCCGGCTGGCCGTCTCTACCCCCTACGTCGGGGTCGCCACCGTCGCCACCATTGCCGCCTGTCAAACTGTTGACACCTGCAATGCCAATCGCTCCGTTTTGGGTGTAATTGGCCCCGCCGTTGCCAGTCGTGTTGGTGGTATTGCCGCCCGTAGCCGTGCCGCCCGCGCCTTGCTTGCCGCCATTGACGCCAAGCCCTCCAAAACCCCCGAAGCCGCCATTACAGACGATTTCGTCGATTGTGAAGGTGCCAGCCGAGGCTGACGAGATGCCGCCGCTAGTGCCTATAGGGCTTCCTGCCGTGCCGCCTTCTCCGGGGGTGCCGACGCCGTAAGAAATGGTTTTGCCAACATCGCCGCCAGAGATGGCTACAACGCTGCGGCCATACCCGCCTCCACCACCACCGCCGCCGGGTGCGGCTTGGGTTTCGAGGAAGTCGCCGCCGACGTAGGTTTCCGTTCCCCACCCGCCGCCGCCACACGCGCCCCACACTTCGATGGAAAGCGAGGTAAAGCCTGTCGGGATGGAGATAGTCCCTGCGCCTTCGGAAAAGTCGTAGACGCCCGATCCCGCACCGCCGGTCGTCCCTGCGATAGCAGCCGCGAGCGTAGCGCCGCTCATGTCAGACCCGCCCCGCTGATGAGCCACGCCGTTGAGGCGATCTTGACAAGGGTCGCCATGCCGTTGCGGGCGAGGGTACGGGTGCCGGTCGTGGTGGAGTTAGCGAGGGTCATCGTATCGGTCGTGATTGCGATGGACAGCGACGTTGCGTTGAGATTGATGATGATAATGACCGTACCCACCGGGAACGCGACCGTGCCGCTAGCCGGGACGGTCAGGGTCAGGCTAGAGCCGTTCATCACGACGGACTTGCCACGGTCGGCCAGAATGAGTTGGTAGTTGGCCGTTTGCTCGTTT